GTTCAGATATTCTTTTAGTTCATACATTATATCGTCCTCGCTATTCTTTCATTTGCAAACTTATGATAATCTTTATCAATCTCACAACCAACCCAATCTAAACCATAGTGTTTAGCAACGACAGCTGTTGTGCCTGTGCCCATAAATGGATCAAATACAACTCCATTTTTTAAACCAGATACTTTCAAACATTTCTCAACAAGTGTTTCTGGATAAATTGCTGGGTGTTTATTATGACCTGCAATCTCTTTTGTTATCTCTTTTGTTGCCTTACTTTTATATGTTATATGCCAACAGTTAGTGGTTGCTCTATAATTTTTACCACTTCGTTTTGCGTTTCTTTCTGCATTATTATAATCTTCGTTATAAGGAACGCCAGACCATTCTATATCGATAGGTGTATCACCATTTTTCGTAAAGTGAAATAAATGTTCCCAACCATTTTGTAGATATCTTTTACTAGAATGAGGTATACTATATCCTCTTACTCGACCATCAACTTCTACAGCCTTTGCCCATATGATATTATTCTGTAAAGACCATGGCACATTTTCTGCAACTTTATATGTGTCAAAAGGATTATCTTTAGAGTATCCTAAATTTAAGAATAAATGACCGTCTGGTTTTAAAACTCTACAAACCTCATACCAGACATCTTTCATCCACTCTACATAATCAGTTCTTGTGTCTTTATATTCGCTATATCTAACGCCAAGATTATATGGTGGACTAGATATACAAACATTGTAAGAACTATCAGGAATAGTCTCTAAAAATTTTAAACAATCTGTATTGTATATCATTTGAATTTAACCTGGGACATAAGTTCAGTTAGACAAGCCACCAAGTTAATTTCTTGATCTGCAACGAAGGCAGATTTATACTGATAGTCAGCAATAATTAAAACAGCATGAGGTATAGTTTCTGGTTGTAAGTTATCATACATACTGTCATAAATTTTACGAAAGATTTTAACTGGATCATTATCAAGATTATTGACAACCCATTTTCTCATATCACTAAACTCTTTACCTTTGAGATGTGATACTAAACTTTTTAGATTTTCATCAGATACATTTACAAGAATACCAGCGTCAATAGTGCCACTTACAGAATATCTTTGTAACTCATTTATTAGTTTTCTAAAATCAGGAAAATGTTTCTTAATTAATTCTGCAAGAACCTTATCTTCATAATCTACATTTTGTTCTTTGAGTATGAATGTTGATCGCTCAAATAATTTACTTGCAAGTTTAGGTTTGTCTTTAGGATTAATTCTAAATTCTATATTAGAGAATCTACTATGTAATGGTTCTATAATTCTATTCTTAAAATTACAAGTAAGAATAAATCTACAATTCGCATGAAACTCCTCGATGAAGCCTCTCAATGCAGGTTGAGTAGATTGTGGATTTAAATAATCTGCCTCGTCTAAGATTACAACTTTTTTACCACCTGATAGTGATACAGTAGAAGCAAAGTTCTTAATCTTATTTCTTAATACATCAATACCACCTTCTTCAGAACCATTTATCATGATCCAATCACAGTTTAATTCTTCACATAATGCTTTTGCAACTGTGGTCTTACCAATGCCTGGTGTGCCTGAAAATAATAGATTAGATAGTTCGCCCTTCTTGATAAAGGACTTGAATAGTGTTTTTAGTGATGTTGGTAATATACAATCATCAATAGTCTTAGGTCTATATTCTTCGACCCATAAAAAGTCTGTGTTCATATTTCACTCCGTTCATTATATAATTTAAATTACTTATTGATTGTGCTGTCTGGCTCAAGAGCAATCCAGTATTCAATAGGTAGTTTCTTGTTTTTGAAATGAGATATGGACTTTGATGATACTGAAACATCATAATCACCAGATATCATTTTTAAATTTTCTACTTTAAAATAGAAAGTATAATCTGCTGTAGCACCTTCGCCTACAACGATATCAAAGTTATTAGATGTATCATTCTTTTTATCGCATACTTTTAATACTACATCACCACCTTTTGTTCCTACTAACGCAAGATCAGGTGTTTTTAAAATCGCAGCCATCTTTTTTAACTCTGTAAGATGTGATTCTGATAAACTAAAAGTAACTTCTGCTTCTGGCATATTTACTTCTTTTGTTGGCGATACTAGAACTGACGGATCAGAATAAAAGTATTTTGCTTTTGACTTACTGCCTTCAGCAGATATAGTCATAAACTTATCTTGTAAAGATAGTTCTGGTTTATTTGTGCTTGATACTACTGCAAGAAACTCATTAAGATCATAGATACCAAACTCTGTATCAAATGATTCATCTATACTTGCCTTAGCAAATATATTTCTCATAGTAGATATTGTATTCAATTCTTTTCCTGGTTTGATTAATATATTCGTATTAATCTCAGAAAAGTTTTTTAGAATATTTTGTGTGTTTTGATTTAGTTTCATAATATAAATTTCACCTTCATTTATTGTTTAAGTTATAATAACATAATTAAAGAGACCTGTCAAGCTTATCACTTAAAATGGTCCTTTCTTTTGCTCTAATAATATTTGACTTTTAGTTTTACCATTTTCTGAATCAATTAAATATTGTAATCTTAATTTTACTGATTGAGCATTATCGCCTAAAAGACCAAAACCTGTATTACATGGATTGCAAATCCATCCTCTAAATTCTACTGTCTCATGGTTATGGTCAAACATCCAAGAGTATGTGCCATCAACTCCTTTTGGTATATCACTTTGATTAGCATAGACAGGTCTATTACAAGATTCACATAAGTCACCGTATTGTGGTTGTGGTATTAGAGGTATAATTTTTCTTTTTAGTTTAGAGGTCTCTCTTGCTAATTTATTTCTACATTCTCGGCATGACCCATTAACTCTTTTTCTTTTACCATTTCCACCACGACCTCTACCATCAATGGTTTGTTCATACCAATGAAACTCTTTACTGTCTTTAGATTGTTTACAAGTCGAACAGATATATTCGCCTTCAGGAATGCCTTGTGTGTTTCTCATAATATAGTTATAACATTTTTAAGGGGTGCTGTCAATAGCACCCCTATCTATTGAATCAATTACTTGATGTCAATTGTTCGAGGTTTCTTTTCCTCTGGCACGATTTTCTCTAACTCAATTAAAAGCATTCCGTCTTTCAATTCAGCACCATTAACTTTCATATCTTCAGCCAAAGTAAATGTTCTGCTAAATTTTCTTTTTGAAATACCTCTATGTAGAGTTTCTTTTTCTTTCTTATCATCACTATCAACTGATTTAATTGTCAATTGATTATCAGCATATTTAATATCAATATCGGTCTTACTGAAACCAGCAAGTGCCATTTCGATTTGATAGTTCAAATCATCTATTCTATTGATATTGTAAGGCGGATAAGATGGTGTTTGTTTGATCTCTAACTGATTGTTAAAGTGATCGAATAGGTCATCAAAACCTACTGAGAATGGACGTAAATCGTTCCATATAGATAGTCTTGTCATTTTTTTCTCCTTATTAAGCAAGTTAATCTAAACGATACCTCACATGAGCGTATCATAATTATTTATATAAGAACTCTTTTTAAAATTTCAAGCCCTTATAAAACTGGTAGTGGTAGGTCTCACCCACATTTACCCTAAAGAATCGATGGCTCTCATAACCTCAAAGACCAATGGACCAGTAAGTGCCGTTTTTTGTAGAGAAACGGCGAAAACTCAAAATGGTGTCTTTGCGGAAGACACTCTACCTCTAATGTCTAGGACTTACGAACTGCCCGACATTACTATTTATACGATAAACTACTCTTACTGATTAGAGTAAGCGTATTTTTGTTTGCCATATAAAGCTCTGATACCAGCAGCCACGATTTCTTGTGTATTACCCTTTAATACTTTACTCACGCCTGCAGCTAAAATTGCTTTCGTAGGTGTACCTAAGCGATAAGAAGTGCCGTCTGATGTTTGATTAATATACACCATATGCCCTTCAGTTCTTAGTTGGTCTACCATCGCTCTAGGTGATGTTAGATCAAACTTGTTTCTTAGTGTAGTCCAAGCAACTGCTTTACCACTTGATAACAAATTTAACACTTTTTGTTTTTTTGTTAAGGCTTTTCTACCCATAATATATCAACTCCTTCAAGTCATAGTTGCCATTGTTTATTACATTATTTGATATGGGCAACATATTCATATCAAGTAATCTCTAAAAACCGTCTTTCAAAGCTCTCAATCTTTGTTCTTTTTTCAGGCGTCTTACTGCCTGTTTTCTTGCTTCTCTTTTTACAAGAGAGGGTTTAGAATAGTATTGTCTATCTTTTAACTCTCTCATCAAACCATCTTTAAGTAATTTCTTTTTTAAAACTCTCATGGCTTTATCTACATTATTATTTCTAACGGTTACTTCTAAACTCATAATCCCTCGATCTCATATTTTCTTATTACATTTTTTGTAGGTATCACAGTAGTATTACCACCATCTGCCATTTCACCCTTTTCATCATAATTATAATCTGACATTAAAATGTGAACCTTTTTATCACTCTTAACTAACCAACCAGTTGATACACATATGGCAGGTTTAGAACTTTGTATATCTTTGATATCACGCCAACCACTATCACTCTGTATATCTTCCCAATATACCAAATAGAATTTAAAATGAAATGGTATTGGTGGTTCATCTTTTCTAAATTGTCTTTTACTTTTTGTCATCTTTTTTTAATGCTATCATATTTTTACTTTATTGTCAAGCCATATACTAAAGTGGCACCAATCACGGTGCCACTCGACTACATTATGAGATAGATTTTTAATAACTAATGTTATCATCCTCACTATCATTGGAATCTGGTTCTTCAACTATCGGTTGACCCCAAGTGGAGACATCTTCCCCACCATCAACTTTGGAATATAAATCCATAAATGATGTTTTGGTATCATTGTCGAATCTGTTAGTACACATTTCGATAGCCTTCATTTTATCTTTGAAAATAGTATAGGCTTCTACTATATGAACTAATCGTCTAGTTGAGATAATCTCATCTACACCACCTTCATAGAAGGTTTTTCTAATAATGTCTGCCCAACTAATCAGATTTTCGCCAAACTTAGTGTCAGCGTCTTTTGTAAGACCTTTCTCGGACATAACATTTAACAAGATTTTACTTTCAATCTTATTAGTAGGATATGATTGTTCAACAGTAATAGGAAATCTCTCAAGGAATGCCTCGTTGAGAATGTTAGTACCGATGAACTTACCATCTTCGGATCCTTGACCCTTAGTATTGGCAGTCGCAATCACATTAAACCCTGGTGCAGGTTTAACAAACTTGTTAATCTTTTTAAGAAAGACACCATTACCTTCTAAGATCGGTTGTAAACACATAATCTTATTAGACGCAAGGTCAATCTCATCAAGAAGAAGAATAGCACCCCTCTCCATCGCTTCGATTACAGGACCATTCTGCCAAACAGTTTGACCTTCTTGTAATCTATAACCGCCGAGTAAATCGTCCTCATCGGTCTCGATAGTAATATTAACCCTAATACACTCTCTCTTTGCCTGAGCACAAGCCTGAGATACATTCATTGTCTTACCGTTACCAGAAAGACCAGTAATAAAGATAGGATAAAATTGTTTACTAGAAACAATCGATTTGATATCTTTAAAATAACCCCATGGCACAAACACAGGATCTTTAGAAGGTATAATATTACCAGTTAAAGATGAAATAACAAACGCAGCCTGATTTACTGTTTCAACAGCAGGTGCGGTTTCTTCTTTAGGTAATTCTGAAATAATATCTTCCTTGATTTTAGGAGAGATATCGTTGCCGTCAACTGGAAGAGAGTAAACTCCTCTAGCAACTTTATATTGGTCTTGTTTCAACCAACTTGGATTTTTGATCGTGCCTTTTTTCACTAAGGCATTGATCTCTGATCTAGATAAATCAGTTTTCTTATAATGTTTATATAAGATTTCAACTTGATTTAACTGATCTTGATTTAATGTAGTCATCAATCGTCCTTTCATAATGTTATAATGCTATGCTACCGTATTTTGATGAAAAAGTCAAGCATATAATCCATTTTTTTCCCCTTGTTTTCTGCGACTTTTCCATTTTGTTTGTTCATACTTTGTTCTTTTTAGTCAATATGGGGGTCGAAACCCCCATATTTTTGAGATTTTTGATTATTCACTAACAGTTTCGTTAGTTTCAGATTCCATAACCTGACCTAATGTAGGTAGACTATATGAAGCTCTGCCTATTCTATAAGCAGTATTCTTCATTAACCAAGCAGGTTTTGTGATACCGTGCTTACTTTGTAAAGATATAATATCTTTTCTAGTAATCTCGGTTGTAAAACCTTCTTCGTTTGCCAATTTGACAAACTTTTCTTGATTAGGATTTAAATTAATTGGAGTATTAGTTTTTTCCATAATATAAGTTTCCTTCAAATTAAGCGACTTGTTGAATGAACTTGTTTAAAACTATTCGACTATCTCTATTTGATTTTAGAGTAGAAGCGAATAATCTTTTTAGTTCACTCTTTTTAGCATTCTCT